CGCCAAACGTGCGTCTTCGTCGAAAAACTGTTGAGTCGGAGCCGAACACTGCAAAAATGGAATTGCTTGTCCCCAAGCAACTTCAATTTCGAAGTCCGGTTCCTCAGCAATATCAATAACACGTGAGAAACCAGTGTTATACTCAATTGGTGTAACAGTCAAAGCGGGATCATACCGAATTAACATTCGACCCTTGTGGAAAGCAGAAGCCACCACCTGGAATCGAAATTTAATTGTACCATGCCAATATTCCCACAAAGTGGAATAGTGGCACATGGGAGTCATATGAAACTCAGACCCTAGCTGAGCTAGGAGAACTGGAGTGACATACGTATTCCATAGCAGATCCTCAGGATTATCCTGAGGCTCCCAAGAAAACTCGGTAAGAAATGATTCTCGCGTAACAATAGACTTAATGGTCATTTGATCTGTTGGCCCCAAACCAACAGTGCGAGGATCTATAGTAAGTTCCTGCTTCGAATCAAAAGTCAATTTCGAAGCTGCCTCTGAAGCATCAACATTAGCCAAGTTTCCTTGTGGAAACGGCTTATACAATGTGATATCAGAAACAATAGCAGGCCTACTATACCCAAAAAGACGAGCCGCTCCCGCAATGGCCGCTGAAACCATCGAGGAAGCACGCATATATGGTCCTATAACAGGAATATTTTCAAGCATACCAGTAGCTTTCGCAACAGCGGAAGCCGGCTTGGAAATAATTCCCATTCCATATTCGTCAGCGCCGGTATTGGATGAACTCTTAGACCCTTGAGTCTTAAGAGATCCATCCATAACGGCAGCCTGAGACAGTAGCTGAACTGCTGGCGCAGGCGGAGTGAGAGATGTTGGCATAGTAAGCACAACATTCTCAGCCCATGCGAACACGGAGATTCGCACAGGTGTGGTACCTCCATTAGCATGCTGGAGCTGTTGAAAAGAATTAATAAAAATCTCTCCCAGCTCTCGATAATCAGCATCCGTAATGGACATATAATTCTTAAACCAAAAATAGGGAAGGCACATTTCACCTCCTTCTCCTGTAGTTGGATTCAAGAAAATATGTGGTTTTTGACTAGCACCAACTAAATCCTGAAAGATAAACTGCCTATTAACAGTAACACCGTCCAATCCCGGTAAAGGATTGTACGATGCCAACGCACGCCCGTAATGGAATTGCGTACCGTTGATAAGAAATTTCAAATGCAAATTACAGCGAAGCAAATTAAAATTTTTCAGTTTTTCATTCACCCTGACATTCTCAAAATAGAGTTGCCAAGGGTTGAAATTAGCATAGGCCGATTGACCAACTAACCAATCAGTGTCCACAATTTTAACTGGACGCATCATGAAAGAGCTGATTTCGGCATTACTAGAATAACCAGGTCGCATAGTGGCGTCATCACCACCTTCTACCTTGGTGGTAAACCCCGAATCACCATCACTAAAATGTGTAATGGTAGCGACTTGCTGATTCGAAGTAGACATAGTCGCTTGTCCAGCTTCTGCTGTCATCTCTGCTGACTGACTGTCAAGCTCCCATGCATCGGACCAAAAGATAAGCTGATCCTGTGCAGGACGTTGTGAGTCAGACATAAGAGATATAGTGCTAGCATGGCTGTGCAAAATTGGAGTGTTGCTGCGACTAAAGTCAATGACTGTGTCAGCTCGCTCGTACTGTTCGACTCGGCTCTTGAGCCTTGCAACATGAGCATACTTGCGAGCAAGATGGCTACGAAGTCCCTGGATTTCCGTCTCAAGGATTTCTTTCTCTGCGGCTGCCTTAGCCAATAGCTTTTGCAGAGTCTGCACTTGTTTATAGAGGTGTGCAGATTCCTCTTGTGTAAAATTATTATTAAAATTATTAGTAAGTCGTAATTTATTTAATAGAGTAGGCATGTGACTTAAACACCTCTCCAGAGCTATGAATTTTTGAGTTCGCTACACTCCCCGTAAATACGGGTATGACACGAGGGCCATGCGACTAATGCACACATTCTTCTAAAATACACACGGACATAGAAACATATATATATTACAGTAAATCAATGTACAAAAACTATTTTTAGCGAATAGTCGAATAGTTCCGACTAGGTCTTTTTAAAAGGAATTCCTAAACCTTATAAATGACACGACCAGTGGCCACTTCTTCATCTGACAACAAATTGTATTTCTCCTTAAAATTATACATTTTGTCGTCATACGGAAGTAGTGAACCCTCAGTAATGCCAAGTTTTGCACGCTGCGATATCTCTATCAACTGCGCACGACGCTGCTCATATTCCGCACGGCCAAAGTCAAAGAACTTATCATTGACATTGACAATAGCTTCAATACAAGCAGCAGAGTGCTCCAAATACGGAGAATCCATATGATTATGCAACATCTTTTGGATTGATGCAATTTCAATTGGAGCACGATAAAGCTCAATAGCTGAATCCCAAACAATACCATGTTTCAAAAAAGACACTTCATCCAATCCAATAAAAGGACGAGATTCAGACTCTTTATCAGCCATGGTGTATGTGATTCCACATCGAGCAAACATGTCCGCGAGGGCAGTATGATTATACCAATCATACCCACGCCTGACACCCATGACATTGTCATCACCATATGTCATGGCTGCTACTACACTCTGAAATTTAGGAAGTGGATACACAGTCCACTTCTCAGCATAAATAGCATAGTAGCAATAACGCAGATACAAACTATTAACCATACTATTGATAATAACTGTAAGTGGATGTCCCGAAGGATTAGATCCAAATACAGCAATCAACGTACCGTTATAATCATAAATGGGATCGCAAATCTCACTTGCAATACCCTTCATGATCATAATATCCTCTGCATCATAATTGCCGCTCTCAATAGCAATATCAATAAGAATACGAAAGGCAGCACGAGTCCACTTAGGACCCATGGAACGATCAAATCCGGCATAATCGCCAGCAATCATTCTATCCTTTCCAAACTTAGTGATATGATTAGCAAACACAGTCCACTGAGGGGATTGTGGGGTAATACCCACAGCACACTCAAACAACTGCTGATGTTGTTTAACTAATCTACTAAGAGAAAGATAATATTTGCGTACGAGAAAGACAAAAGCCATCTCGCAACCGCCAAACATCCGAAGTTTTGTCTTCGTCAATTTTGTGGCTTCATCTTTCAATGAACCCTTAAAAACAACGTTGACTCTTCTTCCGGCAATGAATTCATGTTCCATGAACTGCATCCTCTCTAAAAACATAGGATCAGTCAAATCACGAGGACATGAAATACCAGGAACTTGTTCGAGTGATTCAACGACAACGGTACTTTTAGGACCACCTAAGGGAAATCCCTTAGAGGTATTAAAGTCCATTGGACCGAATCCGTCAACTCCATCAAGTCCTGCAAGAACAACATCCATTGAAACCTTCCCAACTTCATCCAAGCTATCTTTCGATAGACCAGAAAAAATTGTGGAAGAATAATCATCAGCAGCCAAAGCAATAAATTTGTCATCAAATTCATACTTTGGATGAGCACGATCGTCAAGATCAGCCGACCAATGCTTTTTGTTGTTCATATCCTTGGGAGGACCATGGATTCTTGGCAAATCCATGATCTCCTCCACAATAGGGCCAATTTTCAAGCCACGCACGCTAGAACGATACGTAGCAGAACCCAAATTGTGTTCTCCAAGAACTTTGCAATTAGCAGTGTCATCCAAATCATGGACAATACTATCAATTGCTGGCGCCTTCAGAGGTCCAATATCTTTACCCAACAACTTAGTTTCAAACGAAACATAATTATGGGAAGATAGAACATGAGGCATTTTCTCCAATTTCTCAATGGCAGCAATAATTTCGCCACGAGTAACTTTGGAGCAAGCACCATAAGTGCCCTTGCCGGCTAAATGAAATCCGGCAATATACGGACGCGGAGTCTCCGCCATCACAGGAGCAATGCAAAGCCCAGGGAAAGTATCAAACAATGTATGATAATTAAAACTTTCCCACTTTCCTGACTCATTGGTACGTGTATATCCAGATTCAAGAAGAACAGCCGGCGGATGAACAATATCCATCGACTCATGATCCAAATAATACATGTAACCAACCGTTTTCCTATTCTCTGGAAAAGAAACAGGAAAAAAGTCAGTAAGATCTCGCTGTGATCCGGCTTCTGGCAAATACCAGACAACCAAATCACTACTACCGATCTGCACAACATTACTCATGCTCAAGGTTGTGAAAACATCACAACCTTTCTGGCGAACAATCTTCGCCCGGCAATTCTTATTCTGTACCAAATGCTTAGGAATAATCCAAACATTGGAACGAATAGGAAAAGCATGCGTACGCAGACATTTGCCATCAATATGCTCAACATAAATATGAGCAATCTTATTGGTGACAACATCTGTCATCGTCTTAAGTGTAGAAGTGGCAGCTTGTTTAGTCACTTCCACACTCGGAAAGTCCTCTCTTTTCGGAGTGGACCAAAATTCGCGTTCGCGAGTCTGAGTCTTACCATTATTCATAGTAGTGAACGTGGTAAGGGGCTCGGACATCTGGGCTTTAGATTTATTGAAAAAACGAAAAGCAGCATACATAGCCGCAGCTGCAGAAACAGCAACAGCAATATGCTTAAAATACGTTCTACTCAATTTATCAGCCCTATCGCGAATCGCAATAGACGGTAAAGGAATAGAATCCAATTGCGTATAAAGCTTTCTACGCACATCTTCAACTCGAAGACTAAAAGCGTAAAATGCAATGCTAGTGATAACAATGAAAACCACAAGCGCTGCAAACGGCGTAGTGCAAAACCATGTTCCAAACATGAGCATGCAAAAATAAGCAAAAAAGATTCTTTTCAAATCTTGGGACAAAGAATTTCTGTTCAAATAAGCAGAAATCATTGTCCCATGAGGAGTCCAAAGCTGGTTCTGACACCAGCTGGTAAAGCGCGTAAAGCGCAACTCCTCAAATGCCGCGATATCCCTAAGAACTGGGTAATCTGCGGCAGCCTGTGAATCAAGCTTTTCAGCTTCACAGGCACAAGCCTTGCATTGAGCACAATAATCGCCTAAACGATTGTGCTCGCAAAGCTCAAACTTCTCAAGGGCCTTTTGTCCTGCAACATAAGACTCTTGAGCAGCAAAATGTCGAATAGAATCCTCCGCTAAAAATTCAAGCAGAGTATCCACTTCGACATCAACCAATGGCTTTCCCCGAAAAGTTCTATTAACCATACCTACATTTCCACCATGAAGCGGAATAGGTTCTTGTAC